AGATTCGACGATGGTTTCGTCTTTGGTGTCCCATGCTACCGAAATACCAGCGTCGGCGGCCAGCTTCAGCAACTCTTCCCGCTGAAGACCGTCGTACTGGCCCGTAGCAGCGGCCACAGGGGCCGCAGGGGCCACAGGGGGTACAGGGGTCGCCGCAGGGGGTACAGGGGCCACAGGGGTCGCCACAGGGGCCGCAGCCGGAGTCGCAGGGGTCGCCGCAGGGGGCGTTGCGCCGCCGACCCGTTCATGAACGGCGGGGTCGAAAGCGGATAGGTTAATGATCTTCCAGCCGCGCGGGTTGCTATCCTTTACGGTTACGGTGGGAATACGCATGTCATTGTCTCCAGGTTTGTTCTGCAATGCAGCCGAGCGAACCCGGCTGCATCTCAAAGCTAACCCACAGGAGGAAACGAATTTCGTTAGCCTTGCAGGATACCGGACCACTTGCCATTCGGCGCGCCAACGCCCCAAGCAAGCCCGATTTCCATCTTGACCCGGCGGTACTGCCGGTACATCGCCACCTGAAAGGCCAGTCCCGAGACCGGATCCTGAACGATGGTGACGTCGTCTGCCTCGTCCCCGCCGTCCGGCATGGCCGGGGTACGAGCGGCCAGCAAGAACGCGTTCTGGTGGAAAGCAAGGTTGGGCGTGTAGGATGCCCCAAGCTCCGCAACCACGCCGTCTGCAAGAGCACCAGCGAGGCCGGGACCGTTCAGAACGATGTCCTTGTCGCCATCACCCGCAGCACCAGTCCCAATCACATACTTGTTCGAATCACCAGCGAAGCTGATGGTATCGCCCGCGAGGTGGGTACCGGAGCCGGTATCCAAGTGAATCGTGGTAGCTCCAGCGGCGTACGGCGACCCGGTGTCGGTCAGGTAGTCGGGGGATGCGCCGACAGCGGTGCCTGCCGTGTGCCCCACGATACCCGCAGAGGTGCCCATGACAAAGCCGTGCAGCATACGCATCTGACGTTCGCGCAGGAGTGCCCCGGCGTCACCCGCTTCGTTCACCTTGAACAGGTTCGACTGAATCCCTTCAAGGTTTGCGCGTGCGGCGCTGTTGACGATCATGACACGACCGCTCTGCGGTGCACCGAGTTCGTCGAGGATACGGTTCATCTGCGCAAAGTCGCTGTGATTGTCCGCAGTGCCGAAAGGCGTGGTGGCGGGAGTGCCGTATGCGCGAGCCGCCTGTTTGTACAGAGCGGCGAGGTCGGCCTCGACCGCGTTGGCCAGCGTGCGGAAACCCTGCGCGAACTGCTGACGCAGAACTTCATTGACGATGCCGTCCTTGGTGAGCGACTTCTGCTCTTCACCGGTCCAGCGGATCGGATATGCCTTCGATTTGGTGATCGAGACGTCGTGGTAGGTCATCGTCTGGTCGCCCGAATCCGCCGGGTCGTTGCCGGGCGTGATGTCTTCGAGCGAGTTCTGCGGGGCGATAGGCGAACGCACGGTCTGATTCACCGCAGCCTGTTCGACGGTGGCATCGCGCATCACGTTCGGAATGAAGCCAATCAGTTCACGGGATACTTCCGTGAGTGCGGCGTTGATGGTGGGGATAAGCCCCGTGAGTGTGTTGGCCATTGGTTTTGAACTCCTTGAATGGCGTTAGGGATGAGCGCCGCACTCAGCCGTCGACCAGAGAATAGCCGTCGTTGAGTTTGGCCTGACGTTCGGTCGGAGCCATCTTTTCGTATTCAGAGCGGGTCATCTGCTTCGAACCGCCTTGGCCACCGTTGCCGCCTTCTGCTCCGCTACCGCGCTGACCTGCACCTTTCAGGATGCTGTCTTTGAAGGTAGACGAATTGACAAGCAACGAAAGAGCTTCGTCGAAATCGGCCAGTTCGCCGGGGCGTGCTTTTGAGAACACCGGGTTACCGTCGGGGTATTTCGCGACAACCTTCCCGTCTTCGATTCCGAAGTTGGGGCCGAAGGTGGCCTCTACCATCGGAACAGGTGCGACGAGCTTTTCCTGGATGAACGAAGACCGCGCAAAGCGACCGCCGATCATCTCCTTGGTGAGCGCCTTCTTCAGCGAATCGTTCTCGCTGACAATGGGCGCATACTTCTCTTCTGTGGCTGCGATGGCAGCGGCCTTGATCTCGTCGACCTTTCCAGCGTCGACCAGTTTCTTCTGGTCAAGGCTGGCAAGGGTCTCAAGGGCCTTTGCAGCGGCAGCCGGATCTTCGATCCCGCTGTACGCTTCGAGCTGTTTCGCCAGCTTTTCCTTCTCCTTGCGGAAGCCCATCGCCTCCCCATTGAGCGCGGTCACCCGGTTGGCCAGCTCTTCACCATCGTATGCCTGTTCCTGTCCGCTATCGTCAACGTAAACCGGCTTCCCGTCGCTGACGATGGCGTAGGTCACGCCTTCAATCTCCGTCGTCTTGAGTGGCATTTTGGTTCCTTCCTCGGCATCGCGCCGTTGCTATGGGCATCACGCCCTTGCGGTGGTAGTGTGGGCATCACGCCCGTGCTTACTCGCCATTCCGCGAGTCATTCGTCGTTGTCGTCGTCCACTGCCATACTTTCAAGCAGTTTCTCGAGGTCTGCATCCGGGTCAAAAGCCTTATCAAGGATGCCGCGTCGCTTGGCCTCGTGCAGTACAGCCTCCCGGCTTATCAGAGGTGCGTCTCCGACACCCATAAGCAATACCTGACCAAACGTGTCATCCTCACCGTAGCTGAGATCGAAATCAACGTTTATATCGACCTGCACGGAAGGCGTAGTAATTCGCAACCATGCGGCGGTGTACAAGAAGGCTAACTCCAAAGCATCCTGTAGATTGAGCGCCCAAGCCTGCACGGCGCTGTTCGCCTTCTCCGCTGCGACTGCGGTGGTTATGCGGGTCAGGTTGCCTGACTGTGCCGTAAGCGGTTGGCGACCAAGCTCTCGAAGTTGTTGAATGCAATCCTTGATGTCGTCAGCAAGGAACCGAAGCGAAGTTGCCGCAGGTTCGACATATTTCCAGGAACCGCCACCGCCCTCGCCCGCACCGCCAAAGAGCACCGTAGACGGGCCGACCTCCAAATGCGCAAGGTTGCCGTCGTCACCAATTGGCGGATCCACGCCATCGGCGGCCAGCATCGGAAAGGCGGTCAGGGTCTTGGCGTTCTTGAGTCCGTTCTCTTGCTGGTACAGATCAACCTGCAAATCAGCGGCGTCCTTCATAGGGGGCCGAACCCGCCATGAACTGCCCTGACGCTTGCCGGTGACAAAAGGGACCAAGGGTATGAACCCCACAGTCAGAGCTGTCGGGCCTTGAATAACAACCCAATTTTCCTTGCCGTCGCGGCCCTTCTGTCTCTCGTAAAGAGTCCAGGTTGCCAAACCGTAGCGCCCGTTACCAAGGTCTTCGCGATCCAGAACGCGAATACGATCCTTGCTTACTTCAGCAAAGCCATCGCGCTGCACGGAAGTTTCAAGAAACCTTGCGTGAACAAACTCTTCCTTGCCGCCCACTTGCGCACTGTACACCGCAATGACATCCGAAGCGCCGTAGCGTCGCCAAATGGGTCGCACCCCGGCGGCCCTTTCTTCGGCCACGCTTGCATTTGGCGGTAGGTTGGAATTAACGTAGTCAACCAGAACCCAATCAAGACCTTTACTGATACCATTCTGAAAAACATCCGCCGCGAAGCGATGCAGGTTGTTACCTTTACCGTCAACATCCTCCGAAAATTCTACCAGTTCAGAACTGGAGGCATCGGCCACCGTGACGGGGTCACCGAATGGACGTGCGGACAGATTCTCAACGATGTCGCTGTAGATATTCGTAAACTTGGCGGTTCCGAGACGCTGCTTATACTCGTGGTCTGTCTCCGAGGGGAACTTTGGGAGGTACTTTTCGCCGCCCTTCCGCATGGTCGTGATCCCGCCACTCAGCGCGGCAACCTGCTCCCAAAACGGCTGCATCGCTACGTAGTCGCTGGAGCGCGTAGAGGGGTTATCACGTTCTTCCATCCGTCAGCCCCTCCTTCGGGTGCCCTGTCCGTAGCGTCCTGTGACCAGATTCGCTCGGGGTCGCGTCAGAGCGTTGTACGCCTCGGCTGTGCTGTCCGCGTCATCGTCGTGCCCTGTACCGGGCGGAAAGTTCTCAAGTTCGTCAAACCAGCGTTTGTTCCAAGGCCCTCGCAAGACGTACACGTTGCCAGCCTCAGCCTGCGCGCTGAATGGACCGAATCGTGTCACCTTGTCTCCTGTGACCGGACGGCTGGTGAACTCAAAGCCTTTCAACATCACGCTGAATTCTTGAGCTTGCGACTTACCAGCCTGTCCGGGGTCCTGCGGATATGCGGTAATTACGCGACCGTACTGCGCTCTGTCAATCTGCGCGGTGCCTTTGATCATCTGTCGCACCTGAAGCGGTCCAACCCGGTCAAAGACATGATCTACGACAAATATTCGGCCGTCCTTGTGGAGCCCTATCAGCGTACCGGTCGTCCAGTCCGGGTCCGGATTGTCCGCCGTCGGGAAACTAGCGCCAAGGTCCCAGCCCCGGCAGAAGGTGAGGCCGCTTGGAAGAGCCTCCACTATGTTACACCAAGAACGTTGGAAGTACATACCAGCCGCAGGCCGGACTTTCCAGTTGCCTTGAAGTAGGCGCTCCCGCTCGACCCGTGGAAGAGCGAGAAGGTTAGCTTGGTAATCTGGGTTGGA